GAGTGGCAATTGGGGACTAAATGATGAGTACAATTACAGCTCACAGGCTCGATACGAGATCCATGTACACAGTGAAATCGATGGTAGAGAAGTTGCGTATGCGACTGTTGACGACCTCACAGAGCTACAGGCAAGGAACGAAAAGCGCGACCGCAGAAGAAAGGGAAGGTTCTAATATGTATAACTTCATAGATACAACAGATAATCAGACCTCTGCGGTTAGACCGAGCGAGGCAATGTCAATTAATGGTAGATATATCGAGGACATTATCCCTGGATATAGGACACTAACGGTACAGGGGCGGGAACTTCTCGCCTCTGACCTTACTACCGCAGAGATGGCCTCTAGAGACGGCTCGATTCTCAAGAATAGACGATATCCGTCAAGGTCGATAACTATTACCTATCAGCTAATTTGTGCTGATAGCGGGGCATTTCGGAACGCATACGATAAATTGAATGAGGTACTTAACACAACCAATGCAAAGATTATATTTGCAGATCAAGACGACCGATTCTATATCGGAACTCCAAGGAACTGCGGAGAAGTGCCTACAGGACGTAACTCTGTAGTAGCTGATTTCGAAATACTATGCCTAACGCCGTTCAAATTTAGTGTGAGCGAGTATACGGTACAGGCTATTAATGGAGTATTTAATGTTAACTACAATGGTACCGTTCCGAGTTCGCCTCTGTTCTCTGTTGACTTCGCACAAGCAAGGCATGGAGAGAGCGGATACGTAGTATTTTCTGACGCACAGAGCCACGTTATACAGCTAGGCGACCCTAAGGAACTCGATACAACGTCTCATACAGAGAGCGAGACACTCATAGATGATAAGTTCAACGAGGCTACTCTCAATGGTTGGAGTAAGAACGTTGGTAAGTCACACGAAGGGCACCTATATCAAGGCGCATGGCAAGTCAAAGAGTCGGGCGGCAAGTACATAACACCATCTAGTTATGGCTCGAATATGAGCGCTGAATTAAGTGGTCCTTCTGTTACCAAAGAGATACCCGCAGATAGCGAGGGTGTTAAGGGGGCGAAGAACTTCGAGATGACCTACTACCTTGTATGGTCTCTCAACGATAGTTGCGATCCTCGGTGCCTTGGAACATATGAGTGTATGATTCATGATGCAAGCGGTAATGTTGTAGCTGGGGTAGAGCTCAAAAAATGGTACTCAGGCACAGCTGCAAACGCAAAGATATACGCGGGTGGTAAGTATGTGCATTACTTCGAGTTCGATGCGGGGTACTTCTCCGATTGGTTCGGTTTCGGTTATACGGGACACCCTCCCGTAAGGACAATCTCAATTAGCAAGATTGGTGATCAGTTCCGATTCAACGTAGCGGGTCGCTTATTGTCGTACACGGTGCCAGAAGGTAAGGAGATGAAAGCGGCTAAGGTTACATTTGCCTCGACGAAGTATAGAGGTATGGGCGATACTTACCCACCAATGCTCAATTATCTATTTTGGGTTAAGTTCAGGAAAACTAATGTTGAGAAATTCGACGACATTCCGAATAAGTTCGCAAGAGGTGATAACCTCATAGCGGATTGCTCGGACGGATCTATAAAGGTTAATAATTTACCTAGACCAGACTTAGGCGCACTCGGTAACGATTGGGAGACTCTGAAACTCGTTCCAGGGCAGAACAGAATCAACTTTGCTTGTTCAGCATTCACGACAGATAAACCTACCGCAAAGCTGACCTATAGGGAGGTGTACCTATGATTATCTATTTTGCTGACCGCAAAATGCAGATACTTGGGCAAGCCTCCACTAATCTTAACGACGGTATATTTATCGTTGATGACAGCAAGACGGAGTATGTGTCGAATGGTGTTGTTATATTCGAGGCTACAGTCTGCTATGGTGATACAGCGGAAAAAGACATGCGAAAGCTCTGTACAGCGGGTAATTATTTACTCCGAAAACACAACGCAGAGAACGAGTTTTACACAATAATCGACCGTGAGTTCAACGAGGAGAATAGGGAAGTTACCCTATACTGCGAGGACGCAGGGATGGACCTCCTCAATACCATTGCGGAGAAGTACGAGGCGAGTCAAGCCTATACCGCAGTAGGTTACATTGATGAATGGATACGTGGCACGGGGTTTGAAATCGGAGTGAACGAGATTTCTAACCTAAAGCGCAAGCTAAAGTGGGATGGGGAGAGCACTGTAGCTGAACGTATCGCATCGATTGCGACTCAGTTTGACAACGCAGAAGTTTCTTACTCGTTCGAGGTCGAGGGTATGGCGGTCAAAAAGCTATTAATTAACCTATGGAAAAAACGAGGCAAGGACGCGAAGGTACAGCTTAGACTCGGTCGTGATGTTAAAAACATACGCGACAAAGAGTCGGTGCAGACACTAGCAACAGCTCTACGAGTTACTGGTGGAACCGCAGAGGGAAGTAGCGAGCCTATAACTCTAGCGGGATATAGCTATGATGATGGCGATATTTACACCGATGGCAAACTCCTCAAGTCGAGGAGTGCGGTCGCTAAGTGGGGCAGTACATGGAGTAATGGCAAACATATCGAACGTACATACAGTTTCGAAACTACCTCACAATCTGAGTTATGCGCCCATGCAGTGACAGAGCTCAAGAAGTTGTCTAGCCCGACAAAAACCTATGAGGTCGATATAGTAACCATGCCAGATAATCTATCTATAGGCGATATAGTCTACATAGTAAGCGACAAGGGAGAGCTCTATATATCTAGTAGATTGCTAGAGCTCAAGACCTCTGTATCGGGCAAAAAGATTGAGGCTAAACTAGGCGACTTCGTAGAGGAGGACAGCGGTATTGATGATCAAGTAAGGTCACTCGCAGACAAACTAGCGAACATTAACACCTCGCCTGGATCTACAGCAAGTACCCTCAGCCTCACGGTCGAGAGCTCAAAAGGGGTAGTGTTCACCGACACTCTAGTTGATACAACTCTTACAGCTCATGTATACAAAGATGGTCGAGAGTTAACCGCTAGCGAGATAGCTAATGTAGGCAAGGTCGTTTGGTATAAGAATGGAACTAAAGCCCACGAGGGTACATCCTATAGGGTACAGAACGTAGAGGCGGTGAGAGTATCCGCTCAATTGGAGGTGTAATATGGGTATTTTAGCTAGTGATAGCATAAATCTAACATCTATCAAATCTGTTAATGATAAAGCTGAAGAGGCTGCCAAAACGGCAACAGACTACATGAAGTTCGAGGCTGGTACAGGGCTAGTAGTGTCGAAGAATGCTAAGTCTAGTGAGGGCGCATCAACGGTGCTCACTGATAACTCTTTGCAGATTCGCAAAAACGGTAAGAAGAGCGCCGAATTTGCCGAGGATAGAATCAGCTTTTATGAGCAAGACAAAAAGCTAATTGATATCAAGAGCATTAAGGATGCGCGGGACGGTGAGTATAACATTAAGGGTGCATCGATTGACTGTGGGGGCTCTGGCGCTGTAAATGTGTTCACAAATGACGTAACTAATCAAGGTCATCAGGCAAAGCATGCAGCATTTACCGCTACAGCAGGGGGGTACGATATAGAAGCTCTCTCATCAAAATTTACATCATCAGCTGCCGACCTTACAGCTATTAGTAAGTCAGGGATGTCGGTATTCATCGTACACAGCGACTCAAAAAGAGAAGACAATGTAATTGCAAGCCTTCTCCATTCACCTAAGTTAGACGGTATTGTTGAGCCCGTGGTGGAATTTGATAGCAATGGAACTGTTATAGCCAAGGCTATACAAGTTGATAGTATTGAGGGGCTATACGAGGATTCCAAGGTAACCGCTGGCGGGGTGAACTGGAACGTTCGCAAATATTCGGACGGTACAGCTGTTGCAGAGGGAATGTGGTTTGGTACCGTATCTGCCGTGAATGCTTGGGGTCCAGTATACTACTCTGGAGGTAGTAGGACAGACCTACCGCCTGGATTATTTATAGATACACCGATAACTAGTGTAGAAATTGAGGCGCCAGACGGGGAATTGTGGACAACTCGTAAGATGTCAACAAAAGACTACATAGGAGGTGTTTACTATATATCAATGTCGAAGCTATCTAGGGTAAACGCAAGGATTCTCTACAGAGCTACAGGAAGGTGGAAGTAATGATTGATTGGACGAGTATAATGGTTGCAACAATATCCGCCTTAGGCGCAGGTGCAGGTTCGTTATATGGGATAAGAAAAACTAGTTGTCTGACCGACTTCAAGATTGATAAACTCACGGAAGAGGTCAGGATGCATAACGATTTCGCAAGCCGCATACCTGTGATTGAGGAAAGGCTTAAGGTGGTAAATCATCGTCTTGATGATCTCGAAAAGTGAAAAATTAAATAAGTTAGTTAGCCGAGCATAGCTGGGTATTTTTATTGCTAAAAGGAGGTAGATTATGAAAATCAATTGGAAAGTGAGATTCAGGAATGCAACGTGGCTGACAACCTTTATAGTAGGGCTGATAGCCGTAGTATATCAGATGATAGAGGTATATTCCGCATTCAAGAAGGGCGTACCACAACAGGAACTACTTGTTGAGACTATGAAGATGTTAGTTGCATATCTAGTGCAGATAGGTGTAATTATTGACCCCACAACTAAAGGTACTAGCGACTCTAAAATGGCGATGACGTACAAAAAGCCTAGAGATGAAATCGGTGGAGAACACACACCGGGGTTTACCGCAATATCACAGGAAGAGCACGATCCATCAGATGCACCAACAGACAAGGAGGTGTAAGATGAATGGGAACAAGGTTATAGAGTATGCTAGAAAATTCCTCGGACAAGGCTCTGCAACATTCGCAGATTGGTACTATGGTTCATCCTCGTACAGAGGATGGGCATGGTGCGCAGTCTTTGTGTCATACGTACTCTCCCATTTAGGCATTAAATGGGAGAAAAACAACAATGTCGCTAACGCGCAGATTTGGTGCAGCAAGCATCTGAAATGGGTAAATCTGTCAGAGGCACAAGCTGGCGACATTGTTATATTCTGCTGGACAGGACAAGGTTATAACAGTGGTCGCGGCTCAAGAGACCACATAGGATTCGTGATAAGTAGAAATGCAAATGGTACACTTACTACACTCGAGGGAAATACGAGTGGATCAAGAGTAGCTATAAGAATTAGATATCCAAAGAATATTAGGAATATTTATAGACCAGATTACTCAACTGCTCCAACTGTAGGATGGATACAAGACTCCAAAGGGTGGTGGTATAGAACTAAAGAAGGTAGCTACTATAAATCAACCTGGGCGCAACTAGATGGTGCATGGTATTATTTTGATAGTTCAGGCTATGCTGTTACTGGATGGAAAGAAATAAAAAACAGGTGGTACTATTTTGATAGTAATTGCAAAATGCATACAGGGTGGCTGTCAATTAATGGTAAGTGGTACTACCTAGAGCCTAACGATGGAAGTGCCTATATTAATGGTATGCATGCAATCTCTGGTAAAAATTACTATTTTAACTCAGACGGAGCGATGCAGACTGGATGGGTAAAAACCGATAACGAGTGGCAGTTTTACAACAATGATGGAGGTCGTATAGAGAAAGGGCTTATTAAAGGTGATAATGCTGTGTTTGCTATCAAGGATGGAACTCTTATCACTGATGGTAAGGTCGACATCAAGGCTGACAAAGACGGCGCAATTTCCGTTATGTAGCTAATCATTGCAATCATATCAAGTTAAGCCTATAATGTAAGTGTCTTCGAGTTACCTTTCGAGACTAATCCAAAGACTATTGTAATAGCAAAGAAGAGTGGGTCAGTTTACAGGCCCGCTCTTTTTTTTATTTTGAAAAAGTTTTTTCTCTGATATAATAGAACAAAGAGGGTATAGTTGTATCGTAATTTCATAAGTAAATTCGTGACTATTTCGTGACTTTTTGAAATATCTTTGCAACATACCGCACTTTATCAGATTTTGGAAATATTGAAATTTCAACGTTTTGTATCATAAATAATAGCAAATA